ATACCTTTCATTGGGTCAATGTGATTACTGTCGGCTGCTACGCCGAACGGCTGGTAAGAATCTTTAGAATCAATACCATCACCGCTATGACAACAATCAAGTATGACTGTTAGGTTAACACCTTCAGGTACCTTACTGAATACTCTACGCATATCTTCATCACGAATGATATTTTTGCGCCAGTCTAGGTCAATAGGACAGATGATTTCGTCTTTGCCATCTGGCTCTTCGCCTCGCTCATAACGCTGATTAATGATTTGTGAACCATGGCCTGAGTAATGGAAGAATAGAACATCGCCTGGTTGAGCGCCGTCTACTAACCATTCTAATCGTTCCATAATGTTTGCTGTTGTTGCGCTGTGGTCGGTCAACATGCGCTTGTCTTGTGCTTTAAAACCGAAATGTCTTGTTAGTACTTCGCTTACTAACATAACATCGTTGACACAACCACGTAATGCGTGACTTGTGCCTGGATAGTTGATACCAACTAATAGTGCTTTTTTAGCCATACGATTCTCCTTTAGAATAATATATGGTTATTTAAAGGAGATATGGTTGATATTAACTTAGTTGTTTATGTAATCTGCTGTGTATTTCAGAAGATTTCGTATCTGTGGCGCTTCTTTGTGGAATATAGAACGGAAACGATTGTACACTGGCAACTCGCCTTTGTACTGCTCAATCTTGCGTAGAATCTCACCAGAATCTACACCAATGTATTCTGCTTCGTCTTTTATTTCGCCTGCTAGGTCATGAGCATAAGCCATTAACTCATGCGGGTCACGAAGATACATACGTTGCCAATCACGCTCTGTGCCACCATTCTCTTTGGCACGAGTGCCTTTCTGGTGACCACTTAACGTTTTGCCAAGTTTGTCTTTGCCCATCTTTTCATACTGACCAAAGTGAATAGTCTCGTGAGCAATAGCTTTTAGTATGATATCTTTGAATGTTTTAGGACCCCATTTGTCCTCAAGATTTTTGGCATGTAGAACAATATCTATGCCTTTGGAATCACCTTCCCAACTAGCCATAGCCGATATGATTTCATTACTGTCTTTGCGTGGTTCATGATTCGCAAAGAACTGAAGATAATCTAAATCCATCATATCGGCTTCATCATTAAGAAGCTCAACTAGCTCATCAATATCATCTACATCGTTGTTATCGTCTAGATATTGTTGATACTCAGGACTTACTGTGTCCAGTAATTCTGAGATTTGTGTCATGATTTCCTTGTCAGGAGAAACACGAGCCTCTGTAATAATGTCTGCTATTTTCATAGGAGTATTTATTACAGAATGCCACATTTCTGAACAATGAAGTCAGAGTCGTTGGCGCTAGTGTAGCGACTAGCATTGCCAACTTTCATCATAGCCTGACGAATAGCGCCGTCTTCTGAGTAATCACGAAAGATGCCTACAAAATTACCTTTGTAATGTACTACGTAATCTCGCATCATGTTATGCTGCCTCCATTACCAGTTCAAGGTCTTCTTTAGTAGCAATCAATTCAATACGTGTATCGCGGTCATCAAACATACCCAGACCCTGTGGGATAGTGCTAAACTCTTTAGCTGGATGGTCAGAAACTTTACTGTCAAAGACAAACTTAACTAGTTTACAACGAATCAGTGACTCATTAGATTCTTCTACAAGACCAATCATGTAGCAACCAGGCTGGAGCTCTTTAGAAAAGTCGTAAGATTTAATCAGGTCACCAGCTTTAATATTCATCATAGTTTTCTCTCTCATCACGTTATATAATGATCATAGAGTAAGATGCCTTACCTGTCAACACTTTTTTAAATTTTTGTTATTTCAGCGACTTCAATGCCGTCAATTGTTACTGTCCACCAAGGTGATGAGCATGTTTTGCGACCATGACGAACAAATGTTGGTTTTTTTATTCCCGCTTCAGCAAGTTCTTCACGGATCCAACCTCTCGCGTCACCAAGTGTATACGTCTCACCCCAAAAGCCTTCAATTCCTAATGATTCGCCACGAAGAACAGTTACATATATTGACATAATGATTTCTCTCTCAATTGACTATATGTATAGTATAGAGTAAGATGCCTTACCTGTCAACACTTTTTAATAAAAAAGGTGACATTTCTGCCACCTTTTTTGTTATGCTAGCTCGGGCACCGGCATTCCTTTTAGTTCTCGGTACTGATCAAGTGTGATATCCATGCTACTCATTTCTCGGTTGTACTCTTTACGAATCATCACTAGATTGTCGTAAGTAGTTTTGCCGCCTTTTGAGTGAGGAATAATGTGGTCACCTTCCGCATCTTTCATAGTCAATGGTTGACCGTCTACAGCACATTTGAATCCTTGTTCTGCCAGTTTGGCTTCGCGGTCTTCGCGACTGAACAAACGATTCTTGTCGGTGATAGTAATCAATGATGGCAAGTCAATGCCTCCTATGTTACCAATGCCGTCTACTAACCAGCTTAATGTTTCACGAATAACTACTTCACGGCGGTGCTCGCCTAGAGCATTCTTAAAGTTCTGGCCTTTTGTTTTGTTCTTGTCATAAGGTGAAGACTCTAGCAACTCTGGTACCATGTTTGCCTGTTTAGCAAAGAATGGACGACTTACCGCGAAAATAGTTTTGAAGAATTCGTGATAATCATCAACTTTGAATTCTCCGTAACGCTCCGACATGTACATGTAAAGGCGTGTATGTAGAGAGAATTCATCCTGTGATAGACCTGGGCCAAGTTCCTGCTTACGATAGATTGCCACTTTGCGAAGGTGGTCAAATAACTCAGTTACTTGTTTGATTGCCTTTTTGATTTGAGTTGCAGTATATGTGCCCTCGTACATTTCTGCTAGTGTTTTATCATCAGCAACACCAATCTGGCCATTGTCTAGGTAACGAGCGAAAACGCGAGCTACCATTTCATCCTGTCGTAGACGCTGGTTATCAAAGTTCACGTACTTGTATGACTTCTTGCCATCTTTTGTAATGGTGTATTCAAACAATTCGTGACAGTCATTATCAATACCCACAACTGTACGAGTCATTTCACGAACAGCATTTGCTACAGGAATGTCACCATATGAGTTAAGCATTTCTTGATGATTTACCTGTGTTGTTTCATTCAACGCACGGAAGATTTTACCTGCGTCAATAGAACTTAAGTTTTCATAAATTACAAACGTGAGTTCATAGTCAAGAAACTGTTTACGGACATCTTCTGGCAATTCAGAAAAGTATTTGCCTGTGATAACATCTTTGAATTTATTTTCAAAGAATGCCTTGATACTACGCTTACGGTGGCCACCATCAATAGACTCTAATAGATAGTTTGCTGCTGGCACATGCGAAAGATCGCGCAATGTAATCTCGCCAATGTTCATGCCCGTCATGATACTAGCAATGATGCCCTGTGCTTTAGAAGGCTTTGCTTTGGTGCCTTCTAATTTAAGAATAGTGCTAAGACGTTGCCCTACCGGCTGAACATCATATGAAGAGTACGCTAGTACAAAGTCACGAATTGTTTTTGTTTCACGCCGAAATTCGTATTGTTTGGGTGCTAAAGTCATTTCTCATTTCCTATCTCAATTAACTTACTTTATGATCATAGAGTAAGATGCCTTGCCTGTCAATAGTTTTTTAAAGTTTTTTACCCAAAATCAAACAAAGATGTGAATGTTGTTTTGTCTTCTGCTACAGATAAGTCCCAACCAAGTACGCCGAGTAGGTTTTCAATCTTCTTAGTGATTATTGAATGTTCCATGGTTTCTGTGTCAAATGGCAAATCTCTGAACCACTGTGGCAATCGTGCTTCATCGGTAGGATATCCTACGCTAGTCATACCAAGCGGATTGTTCTTCAGCTTACACACAATGGTCTTTTGTCCATCAACAATCTCCATGCTGTACTTGTCGGCATTCATTTCACGTAGTCTATTCCAGTTGATGGCTGCCAAGGCATGACCAACTCCACACTTGCCAGTTTTCTTCCAGTTTGCTGTATGATTTGTCAGATTATTGACACGTTTAGGAGTACCTTTCTCCCAATCAGGCATGGCACGAAACTCGCTACGAAACTCTATGATGCGCTCAATAACTTCTTGTTCGGTCTTGCCTGTTAGAGCCATCATTAGTATCTCGTTTAAGAATGCTTGCATATAAGGTGGTGTATCTGAACGTTTCAAGTCCAGACCCATTGCTTTAATCTTGCCCGGTTTACCATCAACATCCATTCGCTTACCTTCGTCATCAAACACGAGGATAGCGTAACGTTTCTTAACAATGAATATACCCGCTTCACCTACAATCTCACGACCAGCCGCGATAATCTTACCTAAGTCGTATGTACAATGAAAGGCTTTGTTCATGAATGCTGGGAAACTAGCAGATACTTCGTCACATACAGCATCATAGTATTGAATGATTGTGTCTTTGTCCCACTGAACAGCTCCGCTTTCAATGTCATTCTTGAGTACAGGGTATGCGCTAAAGTAAGCGGAGTCAGTATCACCATATACAATAGAGTCGCCGTAGTAGTCATATTTGCCAGCAATGATTTCGTTCACTTTGGCTGCCATGTGTTTAGCAATACAACGACCAGTTAGTGTGGTAGATTGACCGAGTCTATCATCGTAGAAACGACTACCAGCATTCAACAATGCTCCATACAATGAGTTTAGATTGATTTTTTTAACTAGCTGGCGTTTATCCCAGTAAGCAAAGTCTTCTGAATCTTCCGCTCGTGCTTTTTTCGCTTTTGCTTGTAATTCTTTACGCTCAGCATACCAACGCTCTAGTAGTCCAGGAATAATACCTTTCTGCTCATATGTGAATACTGTGCCGTTAGCACTAAGAATCCATGGTTGGCCACTATTGAAAATGATTTCATAGATTTCAGCGCCAGTAGCTTCAAACTCATCACCATTTTCAAACTTGATAGTCAACAACTCTACTTTGTCTTTCTCCATCACCAAGTCATATTCTTTACAGGCGAACTTGCCATCCCAGTATTTTGGAATAGCACCATCTTTGTACTTGGCCAAATATTCATCAATCTCAGGTCGGGTAATAGTATGTTTAATCTGTCCTACAATCGTCTCCGTGCTCATATTACAACCACGAAGGATGGATGGATAAAGTGAGTTCAAGTCAATAGAGCCAATCCATTTGTGCATACCAGGTTTAGGTTTAGCAACATATGCGCCAGCCGCTGTGATATCGTTATCAGAACGTTTCTTGTCGGGCACAATAAGACCGCGACTATGCGCTTCATTAATGATTGCTTGGTCAGTTTGCGCTACTGCGCCCATTGTGGTTTGGAGTAGTACAGTATTAGCATGAGCCAACACATTAGCAAGATCAATGAACTGTAGTTTTTCATCCAATCGCACAAGTAGGTCAACGTCTTGTCGGTTGTACGCAATAAACGTTTCAAAATCATTGTTATAAAGTTGGTCCAGTGTTCCTTCATATTCTACCTTGCGCTCACCTAGCTCATGCTCACCAATCGCATCTAGTGTGTAACTGTGCATTTCGTGATAAGTGTATTTACGATAAAGCTCAAGATAGTCAAGATGTACACGGCCTTGTAATTCAAATGTTTCGCTGTCTTTGCCATACTTCACGACTGTCTTTGATTTAGGAAAGCGGTCCCATAAACAAAACTGGCGAGTATGCGACTTGCTCAACACGCGAGCGATACGATTCACCATGTATGGAATATCAAAGCCTTCAGAGTTCCAACCACTTAAAATATCAGCGTCATCAATGAGGTCCAAGAATGTTTGTAGAAGTTGCTCTTCTGATTCACACAGAATGGTGTCTTCAAACTTATTAACAACCTCTTGTGCTTCTTCCGTTGTAAGTGTATTAGGTTTAATAGCTAAACAAATGGTACGCTTTAACCACGATAAATGTAATGCTACTGCGGTTACTTTATTGAATGGGTCTTCAGGCGGTGCAAAGCCTTTCTCCTTACTGAAATCAACCTCAATGTCAAAGAAGCATAGATTTAGGTCTGGTGCTTCTTTGTCGGCATAGTTCTCAGCAAAACATCTGAATACTGGATTTACATCGCTTTCAAATAGACCTTTTCGGGCATACATTTTCTTTTCAGCGGCAAACTTTTTACTGCTGTTACACACAACACGCTCAAGTTTGTCACCAAAAATACTTGTGAACTTGCCACGCTCATCTGGATAATAGAATGTGTACTTGGGCGAGTATTCACGGTAAATGCGCTCACCGTTCACTCGCTCAACCACGTGAATGATATCTTTGTCTCTGTCTAAAAATGCGTCTACATAACTCATATGTATATTATATTATGCCTTAGTTGATTTGTATAGTCTATTTTCTAATGATTTAAGAATAGAAATCATATTGGGATTTTTAAACTTAACGCCAATATAATTGGTTTTGCTTGATTCGGCAGTGCCACCAGGCCCATAAATATCGGCTGTACTTGTTATGGCATCTATTTTTTTATTGTCAGTGAAGTCATAAACATGCCAGCCTTGTTCAATAGCGGAATTAATAGAATCAAAGTTGGGAATTTCTACAGCATTATCGTTATCAATATCTCTGCCGAAATCTTCTTGTATCAATACACCATCATCCGCCAACTGGTCAAACCAAGTATTTTGAAAATCTTGCCAAATGAATGGTCTATGCTTACTGTCGTTTATAACAATTCGTTGTTTGCCATATATGTCAGCAATATTTTTGGCTGTGTCAGAAGCAAATGCATCAGTGTTAAATGTGAATTTTAATTTGTCAATAATAGATTGGTCTAGAGAGGTCAAATAATTTTGTAACATGATATAGTTTTTTACTTGTTGCTCATCAGCCATTTCGGTAACAACTGGGCCAGATACATCAATGCCTATTGTGTTGCCAGTCATGATGTTAGCCCATTTTACATGAGACTCTCCTAAACCTATACCAATCTCTGTTATGTCATTGTCAATTCCATAATGTGCTAGAATTGCGTCATACAATGTAGTATATCCTCGTGTGGATTTATTACAATGTTTCTCGCTGTAAGTTGTTATTGTCATATTACTATTCCACTATGTACTTCTCAGGAGTCGTGCGATAAACATACTCAATGTCTGGCACACGATATTCTTCTAAAGACGCCAACTGCTGTTTAATATATTCTTGGTCCCGACTCCATATACCCATGAAACATTCGCCATTTAATCGTTGATCATGCTCATACTCTTGGTCAGGTGATATAACACCCTCCCACATTGCTTCAATTGTCGCAAACTTGCGCATATCATATACCAACCATCCAGCATCAATTGCCGCACCAATGTTTTTTGCGCTAATACCATTGACCTCCCGAGCCAATTTTTCTTGAAAGATTATACCATTCTCAGATAGAATGTCTTTCCATGGCTCCATCCATGTCCAGTTTTCACCACGCTGTTTGCCGTCATTGACTACCCACTGAAACGTACCATAGGCCGCACGTGCCTGGTCAACAACCTCTTGGTCATATCCACCTTTGTTCCAGCCGAATTGAATGTTTTTAAGAATCTTCAGGTCATTTTTTGCAATAGTTCTAATGCTTTCCAATTGATTGATGTATTGCATTTCAACACATCCAGCAGCAGCATTGATTTCTTCATGAGGAGTGCCAATATCTAGTCCTAAGATATGAGCATCATCACCAAATACATGGCGCCAGATAACTAGTGAGTTACCAAACCCTATGCCAATCTCACACGCATGTTCTACTTTATCTTTTATAGAATCTACTAATACATCATAGATGGGTGCCCAACCACGCTCAAGTTGGTCAGACACTATTTTATTATCATCAAGGTACTTTGATATTTCTGTATATTTTCCCATTAATTCTTCCAAACAATGTGATACTCTTGTATCTGTACATCAGAAATACTGCCAGGTCCGTACTTTGCTTCATTCTCTTTAATCATAGTTTCAGCATGTTTACGGCTGTATAATCCATATACATATTCAGGGTCATCACCACGGATACTAAACGAACACATTACTCGTTTCTCCATGTTGCTTGTATATACTTCTGTACGCTTTTGTTCTAATTGTTTACGAAGCTCATCACGCTCCGCTACTAAGTCTTGCAGTGACTTAATCACTGATTCTATTGACATGTCTTCTCCTTCTAGTTCAACTGGTTGACCATCATTACCTAGATACGCAACCAAGTTGTTATCAGAGTCATATGCGAGCCATTTGACATGGGGAGGATAAATCTCCTCCCTCCGCCTAGCCGTAACTAGTGTGCTGTACATTAGATAGTACGGCCAATAGATTCAAGAATAGTTTCAAGCTCATCAAACTTCTCACGCTCTTTGTGAAATTCTGCTTTATAAGCAATCTTGATAGCTTTGTTTAGTGTCGCTGGCTTGATTTGCATTTCTTCTGCGATAGCTTTTACGGTGTCACGAAGACCTTCTTTAAGGACTTCAATTTCTTGTGTTACTTGAATGCCTTCGTTTACAAGGCGCTTGAGTTTATCAACGTCAGATTGTGAAAATGACATATGTATTTCTCCTATTGAGGTTTATTGATTTGTTTATTAAGTATAGCAGGTGTGAGCTAGGTGTCAAACTATTTTTTGTTTTCTAGCTCTTTGATTCTTCGCTCTAACTCTTCTATCTTAGGAGCTAGTATGGGATAGCGTTTCTTCCAATCGGCTTCGTCTTGCTTGAACCAAGTCCAACCCAAACGATTAACGAGATAGTCTAATAGACCATCCCATTTAGCATATACCCATAATCCTATCGCAGTTTCACGCATGTATGCCACAAATAAACCACCTACAATAGAACCAGCTATCGCTGTATAAATCCAGGTAGTATCACTTGTCAAGTTATCAATCATTTCTGTTAGCATCATTGTTGCCTGTCACTGCTGGAGATTGTGCTGGACGAGCACGATTTTCTTTCTCAGCGTCAATCCATCTTTTAGCAATAAAGCTACTAGCTGGACTATTTACGAACTTTTCAATAGCCTTTTCTACTTTTCTAAAGTTTTCAGCACGGTCAGGGTCTTCTAACCCGCCTGAGTTATCAACAACATGGAAGTTAGCCGCACCAAATAGTTGCTGAAACTTCATAATATTATCTTGTACTTGTTTCCACATTGCTTCTACTTGCTCTTCTGGCAATGAACGGGCTCGCATCTTGTTACGCTGTTGTGCTACATCCAATGATGTATTAACAAACAACATCATCGTGTCGTAACCTAACTCTTTTAGCTTGGCTTGCTCTTTCTGGACTTTAGCAACATCTTTGCCAGTACCGTCAATGATTAAACCTAAACGACCATCAATGAAGTTACCACGCTTTTTCTTCAACTTGTCTTTAGCAACACCACGAATCTCTTGACCTTGAGGACTGTAGATATTGTCTGGTGTTGGTTCCATGCCAGCTTTGCCTAGTAGAAACTCGTAGACTTCATCACTGTTTACTGTGCGTAGACCAGTATGACTTAATAGTTTGTTAGCAACAAATGATTTACCAGAACCAGGCCCACCTGCTAAAAAGATTGCTTTAAAGATATGCGGGTCATTAACACCTTCTTCTAGGTCATCTTCATTGACAACCCGGCCTAGCATACTACCAGACTCTAAGCGAGACTTATCAATGTCACGGCTGTTTGCGCCGCCTTTACTGTACTTAGCCTTCAACTCTTCATATGCGCCAACAATGTCCTGTATCTGATACATTGTGTTGTTGCTTAGTTGATGAATGATGTTATTCCATTCACGGCGAGATTTAGCAGTGGCCGCTTCGTCTGCCATTTGTGCTAGATCACGAGCGACTTTACGTTGTAATGTATCCAAATCATAGTTGCCTACAGTAGGATTCATTGCGTCTTCTTTAACTTCTATATCGCGAATAAAGTCATCAGCTTTGTTATTACCACCTTTGCCTTTAACTACTTTTTTCTTTTCGTTTACTATCTTACTTAAACTTGATTCTTTCATTACTGGTTGTCCATCTACAAGATATTGTTTTACAATATCAAAAATATCTTTTCCACGAACTTTAATATCGGCATCAATGCCTAATGCTCGTTTAAATGCGTCTTTGTCATCAGCACGAATAGCTGACCTTAAATCTGTTGCCGAACTTAGTCGTTGTGCTGGCGCTAACTCTATACTCTCAAAGTTATAATAACCATGTCTGCCTTCTTTGCCGTTAGACTTTGTAATAGCAGTGACAAATCCTGGTCCATCTTCTGGGTCAGATACTATCTTAAGATTGACCTTGCCGTGTTTGTTATATACGAAACTACACAGTGACCACCACGATTGCTCAGGGACAATATGACCCTTTATCTGAGGAAACATTAACTGCATCAACTCAGTCTTAACTTCAAACGGCAACGGGTCTTTGTTCTCAGCCGCTTTGCCTGATTTTCCTTTAGCACCCTGTGTATTAGGATTAGTACCTACATACCAGTTTTCAAAACTAGATGCTTTTTCCCATGCTTTAACATGTCCAATATGTGGCGGATTAAAACGACCAAATATTATCGCAACAGTCGGTATTTCTTTTTCGTTTAACTTATCAAATCTCATTAAGGTGTCCATCTCTTACGTGGAACAAATTTGACGTTACCGTGCTTCTTATCGCCATCAGCATAGCGTACACGACCTTCGCCATTTGTATCCCAAATCTCTGCGTCATGTCCAGCCTCTAACTGATCAATCACCGCATCTTTAACATTCTGTATATTCTTAACAAGCGTTAATATAGCATCAATCGCACCGCCCGCTTGCTCATCTAACTCATTAATCTTGGCTTGTTTGCCAGCACTTACTTTACTGCTAGTCAGCCAATTGTAAAAGTGGTTCACACTTAAGTCATCTAACCCCTTTACTTTAGCAGTCTGGTTAACATAGCGATAGATAATCTCTGATAGGTCAGCAAGTCCTTTAACTGGAGTCAAGAACGAATCAATCTTTTTAGCGTTTGACTTCAGATATGATTCTATTTCAGTTATCGCACTAGTGTCAACCTTTATCGGTGCCGAGTTGTATATAGGACCTTGTACAATAAGTTGTGCTGTTGTGTTGAACTGCGAAAAGTCATCAATAGGTTGTTGCTGGTCATCAGGCATGCCAAACTCTGGGAAGTATGCGTGACCCACAACCATTACATCAGCTTGTGATATGCGTTTACCTAACTCGCTGTCAGCACGTACATGATAACATGTTTCTGACTTAGGATTAGGACAGAAGTTATACACACCTTCGTTGTCAAGTTGAGGGCGCTCTAAGAATAAAGCATCAGCGTATAGAAAGCCTACAAAGTCTTTTGGTGTTGCGGCATCAAACAATGGCTGAAGTCTAGCCATTCGTTGTGCGAAAGCATCACGAGCCTGTTTCTCTTCTGGCGTCTTAGGACTGCCTGAACCATTAGCAATAAAGTCGGCAATAGCCTCTGGG